CTTTGATAAGACTACATTACTTTTAGCCAACAAGTCAGATTCTACTAAAGAAATTATTGACAAGGCTAAGGTTGTAATGGAAAATTTACCATTTTATATGAAGCCCGGTGTCATTAAGTATGATGTCATGAATGTGAAATGTGATAACGGTTGTCGTTTAGTTGGTCAATCAACTACCGCAAAGTCGGGTATTGGTTTTACTATTCACAACTTGTATCTTGATGAGTTTGCCCACGTACACAGTTCTATTGTTGATACATTTTACGAGAACGTTTATCCGACACTATCAGCGTCTAAGGTCTCACGTATCAACATAACTTCAACCCCGAATGGGTTTAACAAGTTCTATGAGATTTATTCAGGAGCGGACAAGGGTGAAAATGCGTATAAGCCAACACGTATTGATTGGTGGCAGCACCCTGATAGAGATGAAGCTTGGTACGAAAGAGAATTAGGTAACTTAGGTTCTGAAGATGCATTTAACAGGCAATATGGTAATGAGTTTGTAAGTTCATCAAATCTACTATTTAGTCCAGGTACTCTTAAAAATTTACGTAAAGGTATAAAAGAATACCAACCTTATGATTTAGAAGAGTTTGAAAACATTCATATGGATATGCAGGACTATTTAAAATGGAGCCCAAACTTTGATCCAGAAGAAGCTGGTGAAGATGGTAGGTACTTTACTTTTTCTGTAGATATTGCAGAGGGTAACGGTGGAGACTATTCAGTTATCAATATGTTTGAGATTGTGCCGATGGATGAAAATCATATGGATCTTTTACAGAACCCAGGTGCCATGTATGACTTTTTTAAGTTAAAGCAAATAGGTGTCTTTAGGTCAAATGAACACGTTATTGAAGACTTTGCTAAAATTCTTTATACATTATCTGTAGATATTTTTAATTCAGAAAATGTTAAACTTATTATAGAGTACAATACATATGGGTCTATTCTTATAAAGTACCTACAAACATCATTCCCAAGAAGAAATGATTTTGATGAAGAAATGATAGTTAGGTTCAAGCACCGTCACGATGCAAGAACTCTTAAACCGGGGGTTAGAGTTAAATCTGATAACAAACCCGTTATGTGTCAAAATTTAAAAAAGCTAGCTGAACAAAATAGAATATTTTTTGATGAGAAAAATACAGTTGATGAGGCTTCAATGTTTGGTGTGATGCGAAACGGTTCATATGGCGGTCAACATGGTAACGATGATGTTGTAATGACATGTGTTACAATGTCTGAATTTTTTGGCACTACAGATTATGCTGATATGGTTGAAGAATTATTAGACGTTATAGACGAAAGCTTACATAATAAAATGGAATCTGTTTTATATAAAGATTTTGAAGGAGATGGAGATTTACAATATGATATTTATGATTTATTGTAGCAACCTTCAAAAATTATAGAGATATATACATAAATAAAAAAAATATAGTTTAACATCATGGCACTAAGTCCACAACTATTACAATTTAAAAGTTCAGGTGTTTACAGACTGGAATTTGATAAGTCACAAACTTCAAATATCCCAGCTGATAGAATTAGACTGGTAGTAGGTCACTCTAGAAAGGGTCCTTACAATACGCCAACGCTAATCAGCACTACAGAGCAATTTATTGCGGTTTTCGGTTCAATCGACAAAAACCTAGAAAAAAAGGGGATGTTCTTCCACAGATCAGCACTTGCTGCTTTAACAAGAGGTCCAATCCTAGCATTAAACGCAGCTACATTAGACAGCAATGATACAATTTCATATGTTGCTCCAGTTTCAAACGGTACGGTAAGTACTTCTGAGCTAGATGGTAGCAGTGCGTATTACAACTACTTCAACACTGAAAAGTTCTGGTCACCTTCTGACGAGGCACTTAATGATGTTGTAGGTAATTCAGCAAATAACATTTTAAGATTTGCTAACATTAAACAAGATAACGTAACAGTTATCGTTAGAAAAGCAAAAGACGTATCATCATTTGACATTCTCGCAAGAGACTGGTACGGTGAAGGTAATGTACCTTCGTACTTAAACGCTTTTGATTACATGTCAGATTTTATGGTTGACGTATTTGTATTTAAAGGTGACTTTAATGCAGCTGCAATGTCAACTGACCCAGTTTACGGTGAATATTTCACTACGGCTGGTTTAAAAATTGACAAATTAGATGAGTTTGTAAACTTAAGACAAGTATCTCTACTTGCTAAGTATACTGGTTCATTATTACCAAATTTTGTTGACAAAGAAGGTAATGCACTTTACATTGAAACGACTATCAATTCAGAAGCTAGAAGAACAGGTTTATTCTGTGCGGTTAATGAAGATGCAGTTATTGATGAAACAGGTACTAAAGTTGACTTAGTAGGTCACATAAACAGTGCTGGTGTTTCTTATGATTCAATGTCATATTCACTTGGCGCTGACGCAAGAGCAATTACACTTGACCCTGCTTTAGTTTATGCTAAAACTTCTGGAGCATTTGTAACTTATACAGCTTCTCCAACAACAACAACAATTTACACGCCAACTTCAGTTGCTTTAGCACCTACTGATACTGCAGCGGTTGTGGATGACACAATAACATTCACGGGTTTTGATCCAGTAGCTGAAGGAATCACAACAGCTGATTTTTTACTTGATGCTGCTGGTACTGGTTATGTTGCTGTAAGTTCGGTAACTGCAACTACAATCGTAGCTGTCGCTGATGTCAACGTCGCCGCTTATACAAGAGCTGCAGGTGGTAATATCGATACGTATACTTCAAGTGTAGTATCTACGCCAGCTGCAAATCTAGCATTAGAAGCGGGTCAATACATTATTGCTGAAGAGCCAAATAGAATGGTTAAAGTTATTAGAATAGCTAAATCTACTGTAGGTTCTGATATTGTATATAAAGTGTATACTTCAGCTGAAGCGGCTACAGTTACAGATATGAAAGGTTACAAGTCTTTTGAAGCTTCAACAGACTATTACGTGACATTCCCAATCAACGGTGCTGTAATCATAGACAAGCCAAACCCAATTCAATCTGCACTAGATGCGGTAACATTAGGTTCTGGTTTAGCAAACGCCCTTATTGATAAAGATAATATTTCTTTCAGATATGTTGTTGATACATTTGCATCTTTAGATGGTACAACTCTTTTAAACAAAGTACAACTATCAGCACTTGCTAAAGCAAGACAAAATGCATCTGCAATCTTAAACGCACCATCAATTGCTGAGTTTAAGAAATCAACAGACCCATCGTTTACTGATGGATTTGGCGCATTTAGCGTTGAATATATTGCAACAGGTGGTAATTTAGATAAGAACCCAACTGCACTATATGCTTTACCAAGCATTAATGACGGTGCAAACTATGCGTTCTATTATACTTCACTAGTTGTAAGAGAAAACAACAAAGATTTCGTTATGCCATCAGCGGCTTACGTATCTAACAACTTTATTGACAAGTACACTGACTCATCTCCATGGGCTATTGTTGCTGGTCCAAGAAGAGGTTCAATCTCAGGTTCTGGTATTGTTGGTGCTGAATACGCATTTGACAGGTCGGATAGAGATGTACTTGAGCCATTTGGAATCAATCCTATTGTATTCCAAAGAGGTGCGGGTCTAACAATTTTAGGTAATAAAACAGCACAACAGTCTGTACAATCAGCGCTTTCTTCAGCTCACGTTAGAGAAGTTCTTATTTACATTCAAGACGGTCTTGCTGCAATCCTAAAAGATTATGTGTTTGAATTCAATACACCACAAACTAGATTAGAAATCAAAACTCTAGCAGATTCATTTATGGAATCAGTTAAAGCTGAGACTGGTGTGTACGATTTCAAAAACGTAATTGACACAACAAACAATACGAACGAAGTAATAGACGCAAACATTGGTATCCTAGATACTTTTGTTGAGCCGGTTAAAGGTTTAGAAATAGTTGTTCAAAGAACAACAGTTTTAAACACTGGTGAAATTGCATCTGGTAACTTCAATTAATATAGGATATATAAAAAAAGATTAAAGAAGATATGCCACTTCCACATTACTCACAAGATCAAACTAGCAAGAAAGGTAGAAACTTTGAAGCAGTGCAACAATCACTGTTTGAAGTAACTATTCTTCCACCTGCTGGCGTTCAAGGTGCTAACATGCTTTTACAACAAGTTAACTCGATTTCGGGTCTTGAAATTAACAAAGCAATTGGTACACAAGAACAGAAGTTTAAATTCGTTACTCGTTCGTTTGCATCTCAACCAGAAAGCACTGCGATTGATTTAGCGATTAACTTTTCACTTAACTTAAACGATGCTAACCAAGCATACACTTATAAGACACTAAAAGATTGGTACAATCTTATGTATGACCCAAATACTGGGGCTATGGGTCTTAAGAAAGATTATGTTGGTACTATTATTGTTACTCAATTTAACAGAAAGGGTGACATTTTTAGAACAGTAACTCTAGAAGATTGTTTCATTTCATCAGGTCTTCCATTCCTAGAGGGCGGCGACTATTCAGACGCAGCACCACAAGTTATGGATGTTACTTGGAGATGTGATAACTTTAAAGAAGAGCTAGCATAATTTAATATTAACTAATAATACTTGAGGGCGAGTTTGTATAAAACTCGCTCTCTTTTTAACCTTACAAAAGATAATATAATATCATCATACTATGGCTTCAAAGCTAACAAATAAACTACAAGTCCTGTTATCCGAGGAAGAAGTATCAATGCTTAATAGAATTATATTAAACGATGCTATTCAAAACGGACAAAGACCGATATCGATGTCGGCATTTATTAGAGAATTAATTAGAACTGAAATAGAATTACGAGACGAAGAAGATAAAATCTTCGGTAAAGAAAAATTAAAACAACTTAAAAAGAAATAAACATGAGCGAAGATCAAAACATGAAAGATCCATATCAGGACATGGTCGAAGGAAAAGACCAGGAAATTATTAACGAAGTAAAGCAAAATGGCTTAGGTAAAGCCACTATGTCTAAATTTGTAAATGATACATTAGACGCAGATTCACATTTGGGTTGGATGCATATAGATATTAGTGCACTACCATCTAGGGGTATGTTTTATCCTGAAGATGCTGTTATTAAAATTAAAGCAGCAACTGTTGCTGAAATTAGACATTTTTCAACAATTGATGAATCTAGTTTAATAGATATTGACGAAAAGTTAAATGAAATAGTTAAAGCTTGTATCATGGTATCGTCAAAGTCTAGTAAGTTTGCACCGAAAGATATTTGTGAAGAAGATAGATTTTATATTCTATTATCTGTAAGAGACCTTACGTTCCCAGAACCTGAAAATACTCTTAAGATTAATCATGAATCTAAGATGGGTACTAAACATGAAGTTGAACTTAAAACTGAATATCTACAATACTTTAATATTGATTCAAGTTTAGATAAATACTACAATGAAGAATCTAGAAGATTTTTTATTGAAACCAAATCGTTTGGTACTATTGAAATGAGACCACCGTCAATCGGTATTATGGAACAAGTTACTAAATATATTAAAGACCGTCAATTTAGAGGTCTTAATATAGACCAGTCACTTTTACAAGTAATGCCTTTTATAATTACGGACTGGAGATCATTTAATGATAAATCATTATTTCAGCTTGAAGTTGAAATGAATGGATGGGACCATAGAAAGTATTCTTTAATTTATAAGCTTGCGGAACAAATGAAAATGGGTATTAAACCAACTATGAAAGTAGATTTAGGGGACGGCGTGGAGGATGTCCCGATTGGGTTTCGTGACGGACTCAAATCTTTGTTCATTATTCAAGATATCGCTGGAGAACTTCTTTAAGACGAAGTTTTATATCTATCTTAAACTACATTTGCAACCGAGTGAATTGGAACAATTACCATTTTACGAGTATCATTATTTAGTTAAAGATTTAACAGAATATTTAAAACAAGAGAAGGATGCTAATGAAAGGCAATCAGCTCAAATAGATGATACAAGGTCGACATACAAACAACCTAGTATGCCAAAATTTAATCAACCTAGGGTTAACGTCCCTAAAATATAACTTTAAGGGTGGGGTTTTACGCCCCGCCCTTAATTTTTTATAGATATATACAAAAATGCTAAAATCAAACAAGTAATTAATTAATGGCATCAAAGGGTATTCCAACATCTGCTGGTATTGGTAAATTAACACAAAATTCTATTTTAGGTAATAATATACTTTCTAAAATAGAAGGTATTGCTAGTGGTAATGCAGAGAAATTGACTAATATTGATAGTAATGTTAATTCGATGTCTACATCGCTTGATAAAATTACTGAATTAATATCTGTTCAAAATAAAATTTTAGAACAAATTAGAGATGTTGTTGTTAGTAAGGGTGGCGAAAAAAAATCTACGGGTGTTGCTGTTGGTGGTTTTGATTTTAAATCAATAGGTAAATCTGCTAGTAAAGCAATCGGAGCTGGTATTGGTATTGTAGCCATGGCAGCGGCTATTTCTTTAGCTGCGGGTATTTTTATGATGATACCATCAGCACCCCCTAAAGATATTTTAACTAAATTTGGTATTGCATTAGGTACTGTTGGTGTATTAATGTTAATGGCACCCGCATTTTCTAAATTAATAGCGTCGTTAGGTTCTATAAAAAGCACATCATCTATTAGTTATGGTGGTGCGGATATTAGTACATCTGGTATTGATATTATGGGTATTGTGGCATCAGTTGGTGGTGCGTTTATTTCATTACTTGCAATGTCCGCTGGAATTGTAGCTTCTGCATCTATTTTACAGTATATGCCAGATGACACAACATTGTTCCCTAAATTAGGTATGGCAATATTAGTTGCGGTCGCATTAGTACCTGTGGCTTTTGCATTCACGCAAGTGATGTCTATATTAGCAAACATGAAATCATCCACTGATTTAAAAGCGGGTGATAAATTTGGGGGAAGCAAATCGGGTAGTGATATTATGGGTATGGTTGCCGCTATTGGTGGAGCGTTTATTAGTTTAATAGCAATGAGTGGTGCTATTGTAGCAGCTGCATATATTTTACAATACATGCCAAATGATGAAAGTTTAATGAAAAAAGCTCTTATTGCTGGTGTAATTGGTTTTGCAATGATTCCAGTTGCATTTGCATTTGGCGCTATTATAAAATCAATGTCAAGTATAGCTTCAAATCCAATGGCTGTTGCAATTGCAGTCGCGGGTGCAGCTATCGCATTACCATTAATGATGGGTGCTTTAGGTTTAGGTATACATGCTTTAAACGCTACAATGCCAGATACTTATCCAGCACTACCAGAATGGAAATGGTTAGGACAACTTGCGGTACTTGCTGCAATTGGTACTTTAGTATTTTATGGAGTTTCTAAAGCCGTTGCTGACCTTAGTATAAAAGGATTTATAATGACGGCATTGGGCATACCCGTATTATTTGCAGCTTTAGCTACAGGTATTTATTTATGGAATTTATTGGGTCCAGGTGCTGATGCTGATTATTCAAATCCAATAGATACTGAATGGGCATTTAAAACTGCAATAGGGTTATTAGCATTTGTTATACCATTAGCAGCCTTGGCTTTAGTTTCTAAGATGGGTCCGCAAGCATTATTATTAGGAACTCTTGGTATTTCACTATTAATGGGGGCTATTGCAGCGGGTCTTTGGTTATTTGATAAATTTGGACCAGATGATCCGGCAGCTGTTGCAAATACTTTTGGACAAGTAATGTTAGCACCTTTTAATGTTTTAGCAGATACCTTAGCTAATTTTATGAATAAAATCGGTATTGAAAATATGGGGCCTTTAGCATTAGGTCTTACAAAACTTGGTGCTGGTTGGGCTGCGTTTGTAGCGGCTGTAAGTGTTGGTAATGTTGCCCAAAGTATAGGGAGTTTAGTTAGTGGTACCGTTGATGCGGTTAAAGATTTAGGCTCTAGTGTTGTAAATCTTTTCACGGGAGGTGATTCTAAAGCTACAGAAAATAAGGGTACCGCACTGGATTTGATAACTAAAATAGGTAAAAATATAAATGTTATTCAAAAAGCAGGACCTGCGTTAACATCCATGGCTTCCGCTATGCAGAAATTCGCAAAGTATACTGAAGATGATTTTGATCCAGTTCATAATATTCTTTTCCAGATGGAAAGGCTTGGTGATCCAGATAGTAGAGCAAAGCGTTATGGCAGTAGTACAAAGAACGGTTCAAGATATGGTATTGAAAATACTTTAGAGATTTTCGATCGTGCAATACAAAGTAGTAATAAACTTAGTAATATTCAAGGTGCTCAAAAAACTAAAGAATTATTTCAAGAACTAAATAATATAATGGCTAACCCTAATAGTTTAGAAGGTATGCAACTTATGATTAAACTATTTCAACAAATAGCAACATCTATGGAAACGGCTGGAGAAGCAATGGATGGTTCTTCTAATGGTTTAGCAACACTTGTAAATGCATTTAATAAGGTAAGTAATAAAATTGGCGGTACTGTCGGTTCGAATTCAAATAATTCTACATCTACACCACAATTGTCATCTTCTAATAAAGGGCCTAGAGATTTAATTGCAGCTATTAAACGTTTAGAGACAGTGATGTCAGGTACTCAACAAGTATTTGTGGTTAACCAAGAAGGTCTTTAATCTTTAAACCTTATTTTACCCTCAGGCATAAAACCATAACTTATATGGTGTATATGACCCTTTAGTTTCAAATACAATGAAAAATAATAATAAAGTTTGTACAACTTGTAATATAGTTATACCATCTGGTTTACCAATGGATAATATTTGTACAAAATGTCTAATTAGTAAGAAACAATCTTAATTTAACACATATAATAGTTGTTAAATAATTAGATATGATTACATCAACACATTCACATTACGATAGCTCTACGGTCAAGTCAGCAGCTTACAACTACAAACACCAAACTCTTACGGTTCACTTTAATCATGCAACTTATTTATATGAGGGTGTTTCGGTAGAAGATTGGACTAAATTCGATACGGCAAAGTCTCAAGGTATTGCTCTTAATGATTTCATAAAGGGTAAGTACAATTTTGAAAAAATAAATGAGACAGAAAAGGTAGCGAATATATAAGTTTCTTATGAAACAAACTCTAACTTGAGAGTATAAATTAAGTAAAAAGTTATTTGTTTTTTTTGATTACACATTAGAGAATTTATTCTCGGCTGCGGATGTGTTGAAATTGGTAGACAAGCTGGTTTTAGGCACCAGTGCTTTACGGCGTGAAGGTTCGAGTCCTTTCATCCGCACAACTAATATACGAAGGAGTGAAAGAGATTTTACGTCGGCTTAAGGTCATAACGTTCACTGACAAACAGGTAGCCTTCAGATTATTGGACTCGTAGCTCAGCTGGATAGAGCATCTGCCTTCTAAGCAGACGGTCATAGGTTCGAATCCTATCGGGTTCACAAGTATTCCTTCTTAGCTCAGTTGGTTAGAGCATCTGACTGTTAATCAGAGGGTCCTTGGTTCGAGCCCAAGAGAAGGAGCAACCCAGACGTGTACTCAAAAATGAGTTAAAAAAGTTGCTTCAAGAATGAAACAACATGAGAAGCTATTAGTATAATAGAAGTTCTTTGACATATTGGTAGTCAACCGGAGAGGTGGCAGAGTGGTCGAATGCACCAGTCTTGAAAACTGGCGTACTGCAAGGTACCGGGGGTTCGAATCCCTCCCTCTCCGCTGAGAAGGTTTTCGGTGTAAAGTTCTTAGGAACACCTTATCAAAATCCTATATGGTTCCACTACATATAGGGCTAATGTGGATAAAAACCGAGGTTGGTCTGGTAGTTCAGCTGGTTAGAATACAAGCCTGTCACGCTTGGGGTCGAGGGTTCGAGTCCCTTCCAGATCGCATACGCCTCTTTAGCTCAGTTGGTAGAGCAGCTGATTTGTAATCAGCAGGTCGTCAGTTCAAGTCTGTCAAGAGGCTCAAAAATAAAAAAACACTGGTAAGCTAAGCCAGAACCTATTATATGTAGGTTACATATATAGTCGCAGTCAGGTACTCGACAGAGTTCTTAGTCTCTTAAAAACTAGGTGGAGTCAATGACGAAAGTCGGAAGGTTTAGGTTATCCTTTTAAAATAATCTGATGGGGGATTAGCTCAGCTGGCTAGAGCGCCTGCCTTGCACGCAGGAGGTCATCGGTTCGACTCCGATATTCTCCACTAACAGTACTTACACCGCTTCCCATTTGAACAGCGCGCTTAGGAGTAAGTCTTTTACGGGAATAAATGGTTGCAAACGTTTATTCCCACTTTGCGAAAGTAGCTCAGCGGTAGAGCATCACCTTGCCAAGGTGAGGGTCGCGAGTTCAATCCTCGTCTTTCGCTCAATGACTGCCAGTCAAGTAAAGCCCATTTAATTAATTTTAGGTGGGCTTTCTCATTTTGAAACATTTCTATTTTATTTCATATAATATTAAAATATATTTTATTATGGATATTGTAAATACTATTCTTACAGTTATTATTTCAGCAGGTTTCACGATTACTATTCTTGAAATTAAAAATGCTTTTACTAAAGAAGTAAAAGACATGTCTGATGGTTTAGACTTTTTAGATTTAGAAGCTCGTATTACAGCTCTAGAATCTGGTATAAAGGCGCATACTGAAAATATTAGAGTTCTTTCAGGTCAAATTACAAAATTACAAACTGAAACTATTGAACTAAAAAATCAAGTAAATCCTATTTCTAGAGAAACCAAAAATATTGGAACTTCAATAAATAATTTAACGTCATTTGTTGATAAAACAAGGGGTATTGCTGAAGATAATAAAAGAAGACTAGATAGTTTAAATAAGTAATGTCTAAAATTAATCAAATATTAACAGGCTGGGCAAACACTGTTAAAGACCGATTTAATATGTTACAACCTGAGGTTAAAGAAATCTCAGAGAAAAGACTTAATGTATGTAATGAATGTTCCATGAGAAATGGTTCTATTTGTGACACAAGGCGAGTAGCACCTAATGTTAAAACCGGTGCACTTACCAGAGGTTGTGGTTGTAATTTACTTGCAAAAACGATGTCACCGTCTTCTGAGTGTCCATTAAGTAAATGGGAGAATATATAATGACAGGCCCCTTCGTCTATCGGTTAGGACGTCAGGTTTTCATCCTGGAAAGAAGAGTTCGATTCTCTTAGGGGTCACAATAAATTTAATAATTATGAATGAAAATTGTGTAAGTTGTAGCGTTGAAACAAACGTTAACATTAATGAAAACATTGATAATAGACATTATTATGTCGAAGGTGCTGGCCAATTATGCAAGCCCTGTTATAATAAGATATATAAGTAATGAAGGTATATATTTATATTAATCCAAATTCAGCCGTTTATCTATCAGGTATACTATCAAACGAAACCTTAAATTTAGAACCAGGTGCTGTTAAAATAAAATACTCAACTAGAAGTGTTGACGAGTTATCATTAATGGTTTCTTTAACACTTGACCATTTTGTTTGGTTACAAGACCAAGAGTGGTTAACTGAGTATGCAATGTTACTTAATTAATGAATCGTAAAATGAAACAACAAGAAGTATTTGTGACTTTAGTTAATAAACAACTAGAGCCGTTTAATAAAACATATACTGATATGGTCGGCGTAGATGACTGGTATATGAAATATGTGGTAACACCAGAACAAGAATCTGAGTTTATTGAATGGGGTGCTAAATATTTACAGAAAACATTAAAACTTACTAAAAAACAAGCACAAATGGAAATCAATTGGTTTGTGTTACAGTGGGGTCTTAAAAGTTCTAAAATAGTTAACAGTGCCTCTTCAATAGAGGAAATTATACAGGCTAATAAAAAGTCAAAAGCATAAAAAATTAAGTCTGGTTTTACCGGACTTTTTTATAATAAATATGATATTAAAAATTAATTCAAGAGGCCGCGAGGTTAAAGAACTTCAAGAGTTTTTAGGTATTACGGTAGACGGTCATTTTGGTCCGGCAACTAAAGAAGCTGTATTTAAGTGGCAAACACAGAACGGTTTAAGGACTGACGGTATTGTTGGACCAAAAACATGGGACGCAATGGGTTTAGCATCTACGGACGAATCTGAGAAGTCTTATGTTACAGATAATGGTTTACCTATAACAAGACACTTCTTACCACATGGTGAATATAAAGTAGGTCCAGTCAAGCCTGAATATGTTTTTTTACATCACACTGCTGGTTGGCACAATCCATATAAAACTATTGACAATTGGGGTAAAGATACTCGAGGTGCGATTGCCACTGAATTTGTTTTAGGTGGACAATCGGTTAAAGGTGATAATAATAATTATGACGGTGTATTAGTTCAAGCTTTTCCAGAGGGTGGCTATGGGTGGCACCTGGGTAAGAACGGTTCACAACACATGCATGTACATTCAGTTGGTGTTGAGGTTAATAACTTTGGCCAAATTGTAAATGGTAAAACCTGGGCGGGTGTTTCAGTTGATCGTTCACAAATTGTTGTTCTTGAAAAACCGTTTAGGGGATATTCAACATGGCATCGTTATTCAGATGCACAAATATCAACATTGCATAAATGGATTTTATTCATAGCTGAAAGAGACGGTATTGATGTTAGAGCGGGCTTACCAGCTTTGATCAAGGAAAAAGGTGCTGATGCGTTTGAATTTAATGAAGATGCATATTATGGTAAGATTAAAGGTTTATGGACTCATACAAATACACGCAAAGATAAATTTGACATGTTTCCACAACCAGAATTGATGGATATGTTAATGAGCTTATAAATAAAGAGTCCGGTTTTTCCGGGCTTTTTTTTTGAAAATAATTGCCTAAAAGTTTTTTTATGTCGTTTATTTTGCCTATATTACATATGTAATCAGTCGTTGGTATACGACCTAACTTAAAAAAAATGATAAGAGAAAAACAAACACAGCGTCAAACAGTTATCGATTTGACAGGACCCCAAGGAAATGCATGGTTTCTTTTAGGAACCGCTAAAAACTTCGCGAAGCCACTAGGATTAGATGGAGATGCTATTTGTGAAGAAATGCGTGAGTCTGACTATGAAAATTTAATAGAAGTATTTGATAAGTACTTTGGCGATTTTGTAATTTTAGAACGATAGGATATGGAACAGTCAATTTTAAGTAAGTTTGTTAAATTCGCATTTAACTATCCGCCTCTATTCTGTTTAAAGATTTGGAGCGATAATCCACATATAGCAAATCATTTAAATGGTAAATTTAATGATTACTATGATGCTCATGGTTCAGTAGGTGCAATGACAGCGTTATACAATTCATTAGATGCTACAAACGCAAAAATCTTTGAAAATTACTTAATCAATAAATACAACGGGTAATTATGAGTCAATTTACATGGTGGCGTAGGTTTTATCCTACACAAAAATTAGATAAGGGCCAATTTTTTAAAGGTGGTTCTAAACTTTTACAGCGCATTGAATTTGGCGAATTTGAGTTTGAACCGCTTTCGTCTGAAACCCTTCTTGAAGAAGAGCTTTACAGATTAAAATGTGAAGAGATTGATAAATTACAATCTTATCACAAAGACACACTTGAAGATATGAAAGTTGTTGAGCGCAAGAAAAAGAATAAAAGAGTTAATGTTATGCTTAAGCATCACTTAGAATGGGAGCACAACAGAATGCTAGACCTTAGAAATAGTCTTGTAAAAGAATTTTTATTAGAAAAAGAGTTTGTTAATGACGTTATTGAAACGTTTGATGGAACCACCCGTGAATTATATTTTTATCTTAAAGCTGTTAAAGAAGACCGCCCGATAAAAACAAGTGCTGAGGTTTTAATGATACCTCGATTACAACACGAACAGCCAAGGCACATCTTAAAACACAAGCAACGTGTACACCAACAGACTTGGCAAAAAATAGTGCAAAATAAAGTTGTATATTAGCGACGCATTTATTACATATTGATATATAATCAATATGACAAAGAACGATATGTTTTCATGGTTAACTGAAGGTCCAGTTGATTATGAACTTAAGCAATATAAAATGTTGGCTATCTTATCTCGATTAAGAATTGATTTAAATAATAAGCGTGTTTGGCCAGTTATTAAAGAGGTTGAAGCACAGCTTGACTATTTGTATCGTTTAAAATATGAAATTGAAGTTAAAGACGAACAATTAAAAGTTGCTAAAGATATCGATTTTATAAACTTTGAAATAATATACGAAAAAGAAAGCTCTGAAAAAACTTTAGAAAATAGTATAATGGATACTATTGTTGACGATGCTATTGTTGAATTTGGCGACGTTTACATGGATGCTAGAACAGTATGGCGTGAAATTGAAAGTCTTGTTTCTATAACTTGGATTCCAAAAAAACCAAGCCTATTAAATGATGGTTATATAATTATACCAGACGGTGATAAATTTAATGCATATTATTTCGAGAAGCCGACAAAAATGTCAAACTCATGGCGAACTATTGATTTAAAATTCGAAAAATCTTTTAAAAATACAGAAGATGCAGTCATTAAATTTTGCGATATAATGCAAGACCCTAATGATTCAATGATGTTTTGTCGTGTATCTAATAGATTTGGAAATTTATCACATAAGGATACTGTATTACCAATTGTTAAATCTGTATTATTCAGTTCTTTAGTTAAAGACTTTGTATAAAATACAGATATATAAAACAAATATAAAATAATATACTAAAATTATGCCTTACGTTTCTAAAGACGACATCATGGCTTTTATCCCTGAGGGGATAACTTTACAGCAAGGTGTAGCTACAACAATAGATATTCAGCTTTACAAAGACTATTTAAATAATAATTTAAATGCAGCAGAGGCGGATTCAATTGTAGTTACCTTATATAACTCATTTGGACAAAAAACATATCAATACGCAAATCCAGTAGTTCCTGGTCAAACCGATAGACTTAATATTGGTGTACCGGCGTCTGCAACTCAAGGTACTATCTCTTTTGATATTACAGCAACACAGGCCGCTAATTTAGCATCTGGTAGTATTTACGCTCAAGTAACAATTACATATTCAAATTATTATCCATCTGCAAAAACTTATGTTTTACCTAGGTTACTACTTGGTGATAATAATAATTCTACATTACCAGGTGGTGAAGGTTCAGATAATTCTGGCACATCAGGTTCAGGTACTTCTGGCAACAGTCCAGTATCTTCGATGGATATGGTTAAATATGCAATTAGTCATGTAGATGGTTCACAGCCATCGATTAAATCAGTTTCCGTAAACAATACTGACCCCGCGTTAGTTACAGAAATTACATTTTATAATTTAGACCAAAATAATCATAGAAACGTTTTATTAGAAAACTTTTTAGAGAATAGAATAGCAAATAGTGTTTTAGGTACTATCACGATAGTTGATAAAGACAATCCACTAAATTATTCTGTTTATAGTATTTCTAGCTATTCTAGGATTAATGCTGAATCTGGAGGTGGTGACGACAATGATAATGACTATACAAAAATTGTAGTTGCATATGAAGATAATTCATATTCACCAGTTGATTCACCGTATGCGTATGAAGTAGGTCAATCTATTGGATACATGTTAGATGCATTTGGCGGTGCTTCACAAACAGGTTCAACTCAAGGTGCTCAAGGTGCTAATGGCGTCGACGGTGCTCAAGGTGCTACAGGTGCTCAAGGTGCTAATGGTGTCGATGGCGCTCAAGGTGCTAATGGTGTCGACGGTGCTCAAGGTGCTCAAGGTGCTAACGGTGTCGACGGTGCTCAAGGTGCTAACGGTGTCGATGGTGCTCAAGGTGCTAATGGTGTCGATGGCGCTCAAGGCGCTAATGGCGTCGATGGCGCTCAAGGTGCTAACGGTGCTAACGGTGTCGACGGTGCTCAAGG